CCCCCCCCCCCCCTGGGGGGGTGTGTGGTGCCCCCCCCCGGCCCGAACCATCCCGGAACGCACCAACCCGCACACACCCCCCCTAACAGGATCTCACACAACCTGAGACCCCCCCACCCAACCTCACACAACCTGACCCACCCATATGCCGAGACGCCCGGCGCACGTGCGAGGGGTGCGTCCTCGTTCGGGTTTTTGGGACTTGTGTTGGGATGTGTGGTGTCGCGGTTAGTGTTTTCCCTTTGGGTCCCTCGCACTGGTGTGTGCCGCTCTCCCGCTGTGTCCCCCGTGTTGGGGGGTTGCACCGTCGTGGGTCCTGTGACTGGCGGGTGGCGGTGGCCCCGGTCCGGTGGGGCGTGTGGACTGTGGCCCTGCGACGGGGGTGTACCCGGGGGTCAGGCCGGGGAGCTTTCCGGGGTGGGACTTGCCGCTTGGTGCGGGCTTGTGGGTGCGTCCGGCCGGGCCATGCTCAGGGTGGTTGTGGTGAGTGTACTCTTATGGTGTGCGCATGTCATGTGAGGTGTGTGTGGTTGTGTTGGGTTGTGTTGGAGGGTGTTGGGGTGCCTGTTTGGGTTGAGGGGTTTTGCGCGGCGGTTGAGTCGGGGCAGACGTTGAAGGCTGCCCGTGAGATGTTTGGTGTGTCGGAGGTGGCGTATTCGCGGTTGAGGTCGCGGGATCGGGCGTTTGCCGCACGGGTGGATGGTTTGCGGGATCGGGTGCGGTCCATGTCAGGGCAGGGTGGGGAGGTGCGGTCGTTTGGCGGGTTCGTCGAGAAGTATTTTGGGATGACGCACATGCCGCACCAGTTGCGGATCGCTGACGAGTTGGAGTCGTTGCAGCCAAGGTCGGTGACGATGGTGTTGTGCTGGCCGCAGGCAGGGAAAACATCCACGATTGAGAACTACATGGTGCGGCAGTTGGCGTTAGAGCCTAACCATCGGTTCCGTGTGGTGTCCGAGGCGCAGAACCTTTCGAGGCGGATTGTTCAGGCCTGCCAGCGGAGGTTCACGGACACGGGCCTGTACCCGGAGTTCATTGGCCGGTACGGGCCGTTCTTTCAGGCAGGGCAGGCGCGTGGCGGCCGGCCGTGGGGCGCTGACGAGTTCACGGTGTATGGGGCGTCTGGTGTGGAACGCGACCGGTCGGTTGTCGCATCATCATGGAGGTCGTCGCTTTACGGGTCGCGGATCGACACGCTCATCATTGATGATGTCCAGTCGCAGAACAACATCAATGATGCGGCTGAGATCTTGAAGATCGTGCAAGGCACCCTGTTCTCCCGTGAGATTGAGATGCGTACCTTGATTGTCGGGACGCGCATCGCGGCAGGCGATTTCTACGATCGGATTCTCGACGCGGGACTCGTCACGAAACTTGTGCAGATTCCCGTGTCGGGCGGTATGGGCGCCGACGCGGGGGAGCCAACCTGCCCGGAGTTCTGGGATCGGAACGTGTTCCATGATGGGAAGGGTGTGTGCTGCCCGCGACGGTTACGTACCTGCCCGGCGGACGGGTCGAAGGTCACGCCCCGCGAATACATGGAACTCCTCCGGTTTCAAACATCGGAGGAGATATGGGAGGCCGCATACATGCAAGACCCGCAGGTCGCGGGCGTGTACCCGTTCGCGGGTGTGCTGGACCGCTGTCTTGACCGGTCGCGTAGCGTGGGGTGCGCGGCGTGAGTGTGGTCCTAGGGCTCGACCCTGCGATTGGTGGCGGTAACGCAATCATCGCGTGTGCTCTCACAGCCGACCGGCTGAACGTCCTGGATGTTCAGGTCGACTATGCGCTCGGCTCAACAGAAGCACAGTTTGAGATCATCCGCCAGTTCGCTACGACGTACCGGCCGCACCTGTTGATCGTGGAAGCCGACGCGCAGCAGCTAAGCATCGGAGCGGATCATCGTCTCATAGAGATGGGCCACACGTTTGGGTTCACGATCCGGCCGCATATCACACGCGGGCGGAAAGCCGACCCGGTGTTTGGTGTTGCGAGTATGGACCAGGCGTTCCTCCGGTCAGAAATTTCGATCCCGTGGGCAACACATGCCGATGAGGTGCGGATGGCACCTCTTGTTGACCAGCTTCGGAAATGGCGGCCGGACAAAGCAACACGGCATGTCACACAAGACGCAGTTATGGCATTATGGTTCGTGTGGCGTCACTGGGAACAAATCAGGCGACGCCATGAGGACAATCCGGCGTTACCGTCACGGCCCGCATGGGCGCATCCTGACCATAGACTGATCGGAGCGGCCACATGATCTCGGCGGACAGTATCTTCGCCCTGTACGAGCAGCGGAAACGGCGGCTCACCCCACGCCATGCCCGCATGATCGAGATGCGTGACACGCATGGCGGCACACTTGTTTTGCCGTTACCGGAGATCGACGCGACGGAACGCCCCGCGGTAGCGAACCTTGTCCTCCAAGGCATCGAACAGCATGGGATGCGTATCGCGTCGACAATGCCATCGGTCTACTATCCGCCCGTCCACCCTGGTGTGAACGCCAGCGAGGAACATGCCCGTGACCGGCAACTCGTCACCCGCTACTGGTGGTATCAGACACGCCTGAAACTCAAGATGCAGCGTCGTGCCCGCCAGCTCGTCGCCTACGGGACCGCGCCCGTGGTCATCCGCCCGAACTTCCGGACCGGTATCCCCGAATGGAAGATCCGCGACCCGATCGGCTGCTACCCGCCGGAGATGGACACCGGCGAGCTCGTACCATCCGACGTGATCTTCTCATACATGCTGCCCTACGCGCAGATTCGCCGCGACTGGCCGGATAGCGCCCTAGCGATGAACAGGGCCGCCCATGCCGGGGATGACACCACGTACATGATCCTTGAGTACATCGACGCGGCCGAGCTGGTACTCGTCGCGTGTGGCGATAAGCATGTCCCGCACCGGACTGGATCATCAACGTCGGGTGAGGCAGTCATCCTAGAACGGATTGAGAATCGGACAGGCCGCCCGCTAGCGGTGATCCCCGGCAGGATCAGTCTCGAAGGAGACCTAGGGCAGTTCGATGGGATGGTGGGCTTCTACCAGGCGCAAGCGAAACTCTTCGCCCTGGAAATGCTCGGCGCGCAACGTTCTGTCTGGCCGGAAACATGGCTCGTGGCGAACGGCGTGCAAGAGGCCCGCATCATCCAGTACGCAGATCCGCTCCGCGGGCAGGTCGGTAAGATCGAAGGTGGCACCCTTACGGTAGTACGCCAGGACCCGTCACAGCTCGGGTTGCAGGCCGTGGACCGGCTTGAACGTGCGCAACGCCTCCAGGGTGGCATCCCCGCAGAGTTCGGGGGCGAATCAGCATCGAATGTGCGTACCGGCCGGCGTGGCGACGCGATCATGTCCGCTGTCGTGGACTTCCCTGTGCAGCTCGCACACCAGGTGTTCGAGGAGTCATTGCAGGAAGAGAACCGGATCGCTGCCGCGATTGACCGTGCGTACTTCGACACGACGAAGTCCGTGTACGTGTCCGGTACGAAGGGGACGGTCACATACCGGCCTGGTGACACCTGGGAGAACGACACGAACTATGTGCGGTACTCGAACGCCGGCGCGGACCTGAACCGTCTTGTGATCGAAGCCGGGCAGCGTATCGGGCTTGGCACACTATCGAAGCGTGGGTTCATGGAAGTAGACCCGCTTGTTGAGGACCCTGAGCAGATGGGCGACGCGATCAAAGCAGAACAGCTTGAGGATGCGCTCCTCGCGTCGATGCAGGCACGAGCGCAGCAAGACCCGACGTTTGTCGGCCCACTCGCGGAGATCATCAAGGAGGTCCGCACTAATAAGGGTGATCTCGCGGACGTGTACCTGCGGGTTGATGAACGGTACCGGAAGGCGCAGGCGGCGGCGGCAGCGGCGGCGCAGAACGTACCGTCACCTGCGGGGATGCCATCACCTGAAGGGCAGCCAGGACTCGTGGAGCCGGTCCCCACGATCGGTAAGCCAGAACCATCTCTCGGGAATATGAGCAGAATGCTCGCGGATCTTGTTGGCTCACAGAGAACCGGCGGATAGCAGGCCGGAGGGGAGGCACTCATGGGGCAGGGCGGGCGACGGCAGGGAACACCAGGTAAGGCGTACCCGAACCGCACGGACCTGAACGCCGATAGGCAGCCGGTGCGTGTCCCGTCCGGCGGCCGGTACGGTGACCGGCAGGCCGCCGAGGCCGCACAGCGGATCATGCCGTTGCCTGACAACCGGCCGGATGTCGTGCCGCTCGACGCGCCGTCACGCCGCCCGGATGAGCCCGTCACAGCAGGCCTGCCTGTCGGGCCTGGCCCCGGCCCTGAGATCCTCGGGCCCGCGGCAGGCCCCGACCAGGACAGCGAGATCGCCGCGCAGATCCGTGCCCTGTACCGGCAGTTCCCGTCGAATGATCTCCTCCGCTTCCTAGAACGTCTTGATCGGGCAGGCCGGTGAGCTGGTTCCTGTCCCTCGACGAGATCCACCAGATCGCCGCGCGTGTCGAGCAGGACAACGCGAGGCGTGCGAATGCGGAACGTGCGATCCTATCGAACCTGCCGATGGCAGCAGATGTTGCCCGTAGGCTCAGCGAATGGGGTGATGTCGCACCGTCGTTGCCTGTTGGGCTGTCGTGGGCGCTCGCTAATGGGGGTGTGCGACCTGATTCGGGGATTGGCCCGTGGATGGTGGAGCATGGGCAGGCTCTCGCCGAGGCGATGGCACGCACACCCGATCCGACACCCGAACCGGGCGGTATCCGCGGCATCTTCCATGATGTCGGTGATGTTGCGACGACCGCTGGGCGGGCCACTCTTGGAGCACTTGGGGATGTTCGCGGTGCGGCCGCCAGGACGGTCCCAGGCCCAGGTCGTGCTGTCGCACGGTTCGGCCTCGCAGCGTTGGAGGATGTCGCTGGTGCCGCACAAACAGAGCTGTCTCGGGCCCGCGCACTGTCATACCGGGCGGAAGATGCTGTCACCAGCAGGATCCCCGGCCCTGGCAGTGTGGGCGAGATACCAGGGTTCGGTACCCCGCACGGGTACACGGAACCGTCGCGGGGAGCGAACGTCGATCAGTTCCTCACCTGGCAGATCATCCGAGGTAAGGGCGCCGGGTCAGGGTTCCGCCCTGGCGGTGAGGCCCGCCATGCCGCGATCGAAGCACAACGTGCAGAACGCGGCACGATAGATGGCCATGCGGCGACGGTCGGACGGCTCGCCGCCCCACAGGTATTCGACCCTGAAGATATCGGGTACACCATCATGTCCGGCGCCGTGGATCTCGGTGTGGCGATATGGGCGGACCCGACCGCCATCGGTCTCAAGGCTGTGGGTGACGTGCGGAGGGCACGGCAACTCTTCACACCCGATGCGCTCGCAGAGAACGGGTGGAGACGATGGGTGCAAGGCCCAGGCGTTGACCGGTTCCTCGCGTCGCACCCCGGCCAACGGTTCGTACAGCGAATGGTTGAGACGAACAAGACACGTGACGTATGGCGCATGTTCAATCGGAACATCCCGATCCGTGTCGCATACAGGTTCGCCGCGGCTGGCAGCCCCGAGGCGGTCGGGGTGATACTACGCGACGCCGTGACAACCGGCGGTATTCGTACCGTACCCGCGTTGCAGCACGGGTACGCGTGGCGGCGGCCCCTCCAACAGAACCGGTGGCTCGCACAGCTCCCCCACGGCCACATCGAAATAGATGATCTCGACAATGCGGCCCGGCAACTCGAACGTGTTGGTGTCGCCGCGCGCCTTGACCGTGACAGGATCGACATTGCGGTAGCGCTCGTCCCCCTCGCGAAAACACCTGAGGATCTCCTCACGATCAGTAAGGACTTCGTGACGCGAGCGATCCGGGAGCGCATGGTCGCCGATGGTGTTGGTGCCGACCATGCGCAGGAGGCAACACGCCTGTTCTACCGGCAGTGGGATGAGGCGCGCCGCACAATGGTTGACGAGCTCGGGAATGGTGCGCGGGTGCCCGGCCCTGTTGTCGACGGCGTACAGATGCCGGACGTAGCGATTGGCGATGCGGCGTTCTCTCTCGCGGAGGGCTTGAACGGGGCGGTACCGCTACCTGACATGCGGAAGATCGCGGCGTTGACCTGGCGGTACAAGGAGGTCGGGCGGATACCAGGGTTCCGGCCGGGGAACACGCCGTTGGGGCGTGCCGCTACAGGCCTGAACTACGCGATGAACACGTTCACTGACGTGATCTGGAAGCCGTCCGTGCTGATCACACGGCTTGGCTGGCCGATCCGTGTGATTGGTGAGGAGCAGGTGCGGATGGCGGCCTCGGGTCTCGATTCGACGTTTCATCATCCGCTGCGATGGGTCGCATGGGTTGTTGGGCGGCGCGGGAATATTGACCCGGCAACATGGCGGGCGCCCGCGCCCGTGATGGGCCGGCCAGTCATTGACGGGGATCTTGTGACGATCCCTGATCTACATGTCGCGGGCCGTGTGAAGCGTACCGACGCGGCGGCAGGTACGGTAACTGTCCGATATCGGACGGCTGAGGGTGTGCTTGAGACTGATACGTTCCCGCTCACGGACGTGGCCCGTAGGGAAGCGGCACAACAGTCCGCGGAGGTAGCCACGCACGGTCTTGAGAGCCGTGTCGTTGCTGCTAGCCGGTCACGGTCAGAGAACGAATGGCAGACATGGAAGGAAGTCGCGGAGGATCTTCGCTACAACACGGAATGGGCGGCCGCGCAGTCGCGGGCAGGCCGGTTCTCTCCGAATGATCCGACCGAGGTATACGCGCAGGACTGGGTGACATACGACCGTGGTGCTGGCGGGTATACGCGCGCATGGGCGGATGATCTCACGTCCGCGGCGTTGGACCCGGTGCAGCGGACTGTCGCACGGATGATGCTCGACCCTACGTACAGGCCGACACGTGCGGCCGCCGCCGCTGAGGGTGCGGCCGGTACGCCCGGCACGGCGGTCGACGCTGTGAAAGCATGGTTCTTCGACGGTGCAGGCAAGAAGTATCGGGTCCGGATAGCAGGCCGGCGGACCGTCCTGTACACGACCGGTACGCCCGTTGACCTCACAACACGTGCCGGGTCGGACTGGTACATCGACGCTACTGCCCTCAAAGTCCAGCATTTCACTGGCAATGACACTGCCCTCATCGACGCTGTAGCGCACGGCACGTTCGGCCGGTGGAACGACCGCACGCAAGCATTCCAGATCAGTACCACGTTCCTGAACCGGCTCCGCAAATATGCGGACGAAGGTATCGGCCCAGCGAAGGTTGTCGGCCGGAAACGTCTCACTACACGTGTGCGCCCCGGACGTGCCGCGGACGCCGGGAACATATACGACCGGGCGCTGAACGCGATGTTCTACCAGCTGATGGGCCGCCCATCTAACTACCTGTCGCGCTCGCCTGCGTTCCGCCAGTACTACTGGCAGCGGGTGTCAGAAGTACTCCCGTACGCGACACCGAAGGCACGCGCACGGTTCCTTGGTGCCGCCACGGACTCGCACCTGGCACACAACGACATGGTGGCGTTGCGTCGTGCCGCGGCCGGGCCCGCCGGACACGCGTCGTTCACAACGTTGGACACGATAGCGAAAGGCTACGGGCTGGACAGTACCCGCCAGCTTCTCTACGACGTGTCCGAGAAAGGGCAGTTCTTCGCCGCGGCGAACGTTGTGTTCCCGTTCGGGGAAGCATGGAAAGAGATTATGACCCGGTGGATGAAGATCATCCCGGAGCACCCGCAGGCGGTCGAGCGTGGACGGCAGCTCGTGGAAGGCTCGTCGGGCCCGACGTTCGTGCGGAAAGACCCCGCGGACGGTAAACAGTATATGGTGTGGCCTCTGTCGCAGCAGATCCTGTCGGCTACCGCGGGTGTGCCATTCACGTTCGCGGGGTCGCTCCAGGGGTTGAACATTGCGACATCGCAGGCCGGTCCTGGTGTTGGTCCTGTCGTCCAGATCGCGCTGTCGCGCATGATCCCTAAGACCCCATCGTGGGCACAGATCCGCGAGTACGTGTACCCGTATGGGGAGCCGGACACCGGCTCGGGGTTCTTCGAGATGTTGTTCCCCGGTTCAGTCCAACGTCTACGCACCGCGGGACTCCTGAAACCTCTGTTCGGCCCGTCACCCGACCAGGTTCGCATGTTCGACAACAGCGCGTACCAGATCTTCGCGTATCATGCGTCAACAGGGAAGTTCGACCTGAACGATGCGGATAGCCTTCAGGCATTGCAGGACCGGTCTGTGCGTGAGGCCCGCTGGCTGTACGCGGTGCGTGCCCTCGCGACAGCGGCCGCCCCTGTGGCCCCACGTGTGGACCCTACGGTGGAAGGGCCGGACGGGAAACTCCTCGACTTGTACGCGGTGACAGCGAAGTATCGCGAGTGGATGGATAAGAACCCGGATACCGCGGCACAGAAGTTCCTCCGCGTGTTCGGGACGGACCTCCGCTACCTGATGCAGTCGCAGGCGTACCGTCGCATGTACGGTGCCGGGTCCGCGGAAGCAATGCAGTTCGCGAACGCGCACCCGGCGTTCGCAAGGGATTACGATGCCGTGTACGGGTTCTTCGTGGAACCGTCCGTGGACTACGACCCGGAAGCGTACAAGGCGGCGCTCGAACGTGGTGAAGTCGCACCGCTTGACCTCACCGCGAAGATCCATCTTGCGAACGCCCGTGTTGCCGGTGTTGTGTACGACCGGTGGGTGCGTAAGGCAGGACCATCTCCGAGTTTCGAGCAGGAACAGTGGCTACGCGACCTGAAAGAATGGCTAGCCGACGAGTTCCCCGGCTATGACACCGACCGGTGGGCGCCGTCACGGGCAGATCAGGCCGACTACCTACGGCAGCTCGCAGGCGCTGTCGAGGACCCGCTCGTCGCGGACCTGCCGGTCACTGGAGCGATCCGCGACTATATGGCATACCGGGATCAGGCACTTCGGGTAGCGCACGACAACGAACTAGCGGGGCTGTCATCAGCGCGGCTTGAGCCGCAGCGGGCATGGCTTCGCGCGTATGGGGCACGCCTCGTGAAGCAAGTCCCGGAGTTCAAGCAGGTGTGGGACTGGGTGTTCTTCCCTGAGGTCGAACCTGGCCGTGAGGTGAAGGAGTCTGCGGCATGACAATCGCACGTAGTGTTGAGGATCAGGGTCTCCCACCGTTTCCGACCGCGCCGGTGGACACTGCGGATACGAATCCGATACTGGGCGATCTCCCCGCCGACTATCAGGTGCCTGGCACGTCGCGGGTGCCGATGCCCGGATTCGGCGACGGGTACGGTGACACCTGGTGGACCGCGAATATTTTCGGGGAGCCGGTCCTATCACGGCGGTATGTCAACGGGGACGAATGGGGGCCTGCGGACACGCCCGATGAGGTCGTGGGCCTGAAGGGCCTGCTTGTCGCCGCAGGGTTCCTGTCGGAGTCCGCGGCGCGGGAGCAGCTGTTGCTGTGGGATGAGTCGGCCGCTGCGGCGTACAAGAACGCGATGGAGCTCGCGAACCGGTATGGGGCGAGCGTGGACGTGCTGTTGCGCGATAGGGCAGCGCAGAACGCCGCGTACGGTGGCGGTAGTGGCGGTGGTGGCGGCGGCCATGGTGGTGGCGGTGGCGGTCGTCTCCCCGCGAATGAGGATGATTTGAAAGCACTCGCGAATCAGGTCGCCCCGACGATCATTGGTAGACGTTTCGACGATGCGGAGATGGCGCAGTGGATTGGCTCATGGCGGGCGGTTGAGCAGGGTAACCCGCCGCAGGCTGATGTCGCCGCCGAGAGTAGTGCTCGTGCTCAGGTCCCTGTCGAAGCAGGAGCACACGACCTCGCGAACACGTACGGGCAGTTCCTCAAGGTGATAGGGGGTGCCGGATGACAGCCGCGGACCCGAACGCGGCGCCCGCGCCGGGCGCTGAGACCGACGCGTATGTGCGCGCACACTACGGGTATGCGTCCTGGGCGCTTGACCATCCTGAGATCGGCCCGATCCTCCACACCGCGGCGGCGGAAGGATGGGATGAGGCACGTCTCGCCGGGGCGATTCAGGCGACAGCCTGGTGGAAGTCCACGTCTGGTACGGCACGCGACTGGGATGCGCTCTCAGCGACAGATCCGGCGACAGCATGGCAGCAGATCGGTGTGCGGCTCGGCGAGGTGCAGCGTGCGGCCGCAGCCGCGGGTATTACCGTGCGTGACGACCGGATCTCGGAGATCGTGCGAGACAGCCTGCGGTTCGGATGGCAGGCCGACGACATCACCCGTGCGTTGTGGGGCGAGGCACGCTACACACCAACGTTGGGCGGGACGGCCGCTACGACCATCACAGCGATCAGGAGTCGCGCCGCGGAGTTCGGCCTCCCGATGACAGACCGGGAGGCGTTCCGTTGGACGGTCCGCATCGGTACCGGCCTGGCAACACAAGACAGCCTCGACGCTGACCTTCGCGCCCAGGCGAAAGCCCTGTTCCCCGCGGTAGCTAAGCAGATCGCGGACGGCGCAACAGTCCGCGACCTCGCAGAACCCTACCTGCAGGCCGCAGGTGCCCTCCTGGAGATCGACCCGGAAACAATCCGGCTGTCTGACCCGAAGTTCATCCGGCCCTTGCAAGGCGACCGGCAGATGTCACTATCAGAATGGCAGCGAACACTTATGACGGACCGCCAGTACGGCTGGGATCGCACCGAGAACGCGCACCGGTCCGCACTTGCGCTCGCGCAGCAGCTCGGCTCAACATTCGGGATGGTGTAACCATGACGACACACCACAGGACCCGCCAGAATACCGACCGGGGGGCGCAACGTCTGATCCGCGAGCTCCTGCAGAGTATGGGGTTCAGCCGCGAGCAGGTAGCGAGCCTCAGCGGGTGGGCGTGGGGAATCCTCGCCGACAACGGCGGCAACGTCGATGCGGCATCCGCTCAGATCCAGTTGCAGATCCCCGACACTCACGCGTTCCAGGCCCGATTCCCCGCATATGACCAGCTACGCCGCGAAGGCCGCGCCATGACAGTGGGCGATATGCTGACCTATGAGCGGTACGCACGGCAGGTGTTCGCCTCGGCGGGCCTCACCGAGTATTTCGACACGCCGGCGGAGATGGGCCGCTACATGGTCCAGGACGTGTCTGTGGGGGAGTTGCAGGCGCGTGTGAGTCTCGCGCAGCAGGCGGCAGTGTCGGCCCCGCAGGAGACCCGTGACGCGCTGGAGCGGATGTATGGCATCAAGGGGCCTGACCTGACTGCCGCGTTCTTGAACCTGAAGAAGGCGCTCCCTGTCCTTCAGGGGCGGTTCGCTGCGGCGGAGATCGCTGGGGCGGGGGCACGGGCCGGGTTCCACGTGGAACGGCAGCTTGGGGAGCGTCTCGCGTCGGAGGGTGTGACCGCGGAGGGTGCCGCCGTGGGGTTCGCTCAGATCGGTGAGGATCAGGCACTGTTCGATGTGACGGCAGGGGAGAGTCCGTCGGATCGGGTGTCGCAGGCGGAGCAGGTTGGGGCGACGTTCGAGGGGAACGCGGCGGCGAAGGCACGTATTGAGAGGAAACGGGCACAACGGACCGCGGCGTTTGCCGGAAATGCCGGATTCGCAGCGGGCCGGGAAGGTATCGTCGGCCTCGGCGCGCCCGCATGATCCTTGCCACCATCACACCAGACGTGTATCATCCATGGCAACCGCCCCCCCTGGGGGTGAGGCCCACCCGAGGCTTCGTATCGGAGAGCGGACTACCGGCTCCACGGGTAGCAGCAACACCAGGGCCCTACGCGGCCCAGTGTTACCTGTCCGTCCCCCCACCCCCGAGGGGACGCGTACCCACAAGGGGAGCTAATCATGTCCGAAGAGCCATCCATCACCGACCCTGAGCAGGATGACGCCACCGACCAGTTCCGCGCCCTGCGCGAGAAGGCGAAGCGTGTCGACCAGCTAGAGAAGGAACTCGACGGTCTCCGCCGCGACAAGATGTTCCGCGACGCCGGCCTTGACCCTGCGAACAAGCAGCACGCGTACTTCATGCGAGGCTACGACGGTGATCCCGACCCGGAGAAGGTTCGTGCGGAAGCTCTTGAAGCGGGCTTCCTCGGCGCACCCGAACCGGCCGCTGCCGCCGCCGCACCGAGCGTGGAGGTGCCTGCCGCTGAACAAGAAGCATGGGCTCGTGTTGATGGTGTGAGCGGTGAGACGCCCGCACCTCAGACACCCGCCGATGTCCTCGCCGCGATTGGTGCGACCGCCCGCACGGAACGGTGGACGGAGAAACGTCTCGGCCAGGAGATCAGCCATGCGCTCGCACAGCAGGGCCTCCCAACGGCGATGGACGGCTACTAGCCCCGAAGGAGGGGTGACAGATGGCAGATGCCTTCACTAACCTTGCGGCCTCCAACCTGGATCAGGCCGCCTACAACCTGTTCGTTGACACGACACTCCGATCGGACCTGATCTTCGATCAGCTCGCTGACGTACGCGCGTCGAATCAGGCGATGCCCGGTACGACAGTCACGTTCACCATCGCGGATGACATGGCGATCAACACGAACCAACTGAACGAATCTGTCGATGTTGATGCCGTAGCGTTGTCTGACAGTCAGGTCACGCTCACCCTCAGGGAGTACGGTAACGCCGCGATCTACACGCAGAAGCTCGCAGGCACATCGTTCGTGCCGTTCGACCCGATCGCAGCGGAGCGCATCACGCGCAACGCGTCGGAGTCCCTCGACGAGTTGGGTGCCATTACCCTGCGGCAGGGTAGTTTCGTGCTGTACGCGACGGGCGGGACTACCGTCCCGACCTCACGGGCGACCGTGACGCCTACGGACACGATCACCCCGTATGACTGCCGTAAGGCACGCGCACAGTTGCGCGCGGCGAGGGCCGACACGTTCGACGGCGGCCAGTTCGTTGGCGTCATGCACCCGGACGTGGTCATGGACTTCCAGGGTGCCACCGGCGCTGACGGCTGGCTCCAGCCCGCGAACTACTCGGAGCCGGAACGACGTTGGAACGGTGAACTCGGCCGTTTCGACGGTGTCCGCTACATCGAAACACCACGCGCTTCACTGTTCTCAGACGCCGGCTCGTCGACCACGCTCACGGACGTGTACGCGACACTGATCGTGGGCCGGAGAGCACTCGCGAAGGCGTACTCGATTAGCGGCGGATGGTCGGAACTCCCGCAGTTCGTGAAGGGTGTCCGTGTCGACAAGCTCCAGCGCCTCCAGCCGCTCGGCTGGAAGTGGTTCGGCGCGTACGGCAGGTACTTCCAGAACTGTCTCCGCCGCATCGAGTCGGCGTCGTCGATCGGCGATAACAGCTAGGCTGCTCACCAGGACGGTGCGGCCCGGCCCCCACTCCGGGCCGCACTGTCCGTGATGTCACCGGGAGGGTGACCGATGGCGACGTTCTTCTACCGGACAGTGGAAGGGCCTCGG